GCGCCGCGCGTTCCACCTCGATCTGACGGGTCAGTTCGGCGGTTTCGCGTTCGGTCGCCGCCTGTTGCAGTTGATCGAGTTGGGCGTAATAGTCCCGGGCGGACAGCTCCCGGTTCTGGTAGGCCGCCTCCAGCCGCGCCGTCGTCAGCGCGTCGGCCCGCGCCGAGGCCTCCACCGAGGCTTCGCGTTGGGTCGTCTCGAAGCGGGTGGTCTCCTCCGCCAGCCGCTCGCGCTCTTGCGCGGCCTCCCGCTGCCGCTCGAACTGGTCCCGCAGCCCCACGTTGTCGCCGTACTGCTCCAGCTTGCCCAGGACTCCGGGCACGTAGGCCTGAGTCTCTTTCGGGGCCCTCGCGAGCCAGTTGTCACCGTGCCGCATCACCAGGCCGGTCACGCCGTTGGCCTTGCGTTCGCTGCCTTCGCCCATGTTGTAGGCGGCAATGGCTTTTTGCAGATCGCCCTTGAACAAGGCTAGCAGGGTGCGGAAGTATTGGCCGGCGGCCTGGATCGACGCCTCCGCGTTGAACGGATCGCGCAGCCCGAAGCGTGCCGCCGTGCCCGGCATGAACTGCATCAACCCCTTCGCCCCCGCCGGGCTGATCGCGCGCGGATTGAAGCCGCTCTCGACGTCCGCCACCGCCTTCAGCAGGCCGGGCGGCAGGCGGTATTGAGTCTCGGCGGCGGTGAATTGGCTGTCATAGCGGGAGGCGCGGTCGCTCTTGCCGCCGCCCCGCTCGGGCCCGCCTGGGGCAGGGACAGGGGTCGGCGCGGGCAGCGGCGCGTCCGCTTCCCGCTGACGGGCCAGCACGGCGCGTCCGGCCGCGATCTGCCGTTCCAGGTTGGCCAGTTCGGATACCAACCCGATCACCTCGGCCACCGGGTCGCCCGCGGTGGGCACATCCGCCGGGCGGGGCTGTCGCGCCCGCGCCCGCGCGGTGGTCAACTGCGCCTCTACCGCCGCCCGCCGTAACTCCAGCGCCGCGATTTCCGCCTCCGCCGCCCGCGCCAGCGCCGCCGGCGTTTGCGCCGCGGCCGCCGCCAGACCGGCCTGCGCCTGGCGCAAGCGCTCGATGGCGGTCTCCGCCTGGCGGCCGCCCTCGTCGGCGCGCTGACCGAACAACACCCAGGCCGCGCCCGCCGAGGCCAGCGCCGCCGCCACCATGCCCAGCGGTCCCGGGATCAGCGCCAACCGCGCCGAGAACCCCGCCGCCGCGCCCGTCGCCCCGGTGATCGCGCCCTGGGTCGTGGCCAGCGCCGCCGCGCCGCCCGTCAGATGCGCCCAGAGCAAGGGTAACGCGGCGGCCAGCGTGCCCAGGGTGCGGCCAAACACCAGCCAGCCCGCGCTCAGGGTCGCGGTCATGCCAATGGTCGCCTGTATCGCGGGCGGTAACTCGTTAAAGCCGCGCAGCAGTCGCGTGAGCCCCTCCAACAGGGGCGTCATCCCCAGCGCGGCGCCGCCCAACACCATTCTGAAATCTTCCACGGCGGCGTTAAAGCGCCGGATTTTGGCCTCGTCAATGCTGTCCATCTTGCCGAACGCCGCCTCGAAGGCCCCGGCCGACTGGCCGATATCCCCGATCAGCCGCTTCAGCCGGACCAGGTCCTGGGTCAGCACCAGCACGCCATTCGCCGCATCGCGGTCGCCCACCACCCGCATCACCTGATCCAGCGACAAACCCTTGGACTTGATCTGCTCCAGAGTCCCCACCAGACCGTTCCAGCGGATGCCGTACTCCGCCAGCGCCTTTTGACTCTCCTGCGTCGGAGCCGCCAATTGCAGGATGGCCGATTTCAGCGCCGTCACCGCCTGGGGCGCCTTGATGCCGTTCAGGGTCAACGTGGCGATAGCCGCGCCCACCGTCTCCAGCCCCACCCCGGCCGCCCGCGCCGGGGCCATCACATCACCCAACTGCTGGGCGAGTTCGGGGAAGGTCACCACGCCCTTGTTCACCGTGGCAAACAGCACGTCGTAAATGCGGCCCAACTGCCCGACGCCATAGCCATAGGCATGCATCGCCCCGAGCCCGACCTCGGCCGCCGTCTTCGTGTCCGTCATGCCGGCGATGCCCGCCTTGATCGACTGCCGCAGCACCTGCGTGGACTGCTCCAGCGCCACGTCGCTGGACACGATCTGATAATTCGCCGCCGCCGCGTCCCGGGCCGACACGCCCAACTCCTGCGCCAGCGCCCGAATCTCTTGCCCCAAGGGCCGCAATTGCGCCGGCGTCTGTTCGCCCAGGGTCGCGATGGCCGCGATCTGCTTCTCGAACTCCGCCAGCTCGCCGCCGCCCTGGAACCCGACGCGAATCCCGCCGGCCAGCGCCGCGCTCAACCCCACCAACTGCAGCTTGACCCGCTCCAGGCTTTTCAACCACCCGTTCGTTTGCGCGTCCAGCTCCGCCAGTTGCGCCTTCATCCGTACCTTGGCTTGCGCCAATTCACGGAACGATGCTTGCCCGCTGGCCCGTAATTCGGTATACGCGGCCTGGATTTTCGCCACACTGGCGCGGATGTCGGCATCGGCGGCGACCCCCAAGGTCGCGCGGGCCGCCTGGACCTTGGCGGCCTGTTCGCGGGCCTCCCTGGAGGCCTTGGCCTCCCGCGTCAGCCGGGCATACTCCTGGGCCAAACGGGACACATCGACCCCGCTGGCGGACAGCGCGGCCTTGGCATCCCCCAGTTGGCCCCGCTGCCGGCCGATCTCGGCGGCGAACCGCGACACGGCGGCTTGGGCCGTCGCGTAATCCTTGGTAAGCTGTTTGGAAGGATTTTCGGTTCGCTTGATTTCGCCGGCCAGCCGCTGGACGTCCGCTTGCGCGGCCCTAAACGCGACCTGTGTCTCGCGGAGGGTTTTGGCCAGACCGAAAAACGACTCCACCGATTGTTTCGTATCGGTGGTGATTTCAATCTTTAGCTGGGGTGTGGTCATGGGCTTTAACTGGGGTTATGTCGTGGCATCGGTGCCCGGCCTGGTCTTGCTCCTGCTGTATGGGATCTCGCCCGCCACCGCCGACCTCTGGGCGCCGCGCGTGGCGGGCGCGCTCCTCCTGGCGCTCGCCGGGCTGGCCGGCGTGGCCGCGCTGGCCGCGCTTGCCGCGTGGACGTCACCCAAGGACAGGGGTTAGGGAATAGGGAATAGAAAAACCCTTCTTCGCTATCCACTTACCACTGTCCACTAGCCACTGCGAGCGTCTTAATCCTCGGTGACCGCATCCCAGACGGCCTGGAAGCCTTGCGCGTCCGCCTGGCTGGCGCGCAGCAACAGCAGCGTGTCGCGCTGGTGTTGCCGTTCGGCGCGGGCTTCGGCGGCCAGGTAGGCGGTCATCTGCGCCAGGGTATAGTCGCCTACGTTCCGGTGGCCGGCGCGGATGAGCCGGTGACAGGCCTCGGCCCAGGCGTCCCCGGCAGGTACTGGGCCAGGGTCGTCTCCGTCAGTGGCATCATCCGCTGCACGAAAAAATCGGCGTTCACCCGGAACACCACCACCGCCAGCCGCGTCAGGTCATCCAGGAACAACTCACCCACCCAGGCCGCGGGCCGGTCCAGGGCCACGGCCAGCGCCGGGATCAGCGCCGGCGCGTAGTCGCGGACCAGGCCCGCCCACCAGGCGGGTTCCGGCTCCTCGGGCAGCGCCCGGCGGACGTGCTCATAGGCCTCCAGCACCGGGGCCATGGCCGCCGCGAAGGGCGCCAACTGGCGCACCCGCAAGGGCCACACTTCCACCGTTTCGCCGGCCACGTCGAGCCGCTCCGGCTCCGGGAATAGAGTGGATAGTGATGAGTGGCTAGTGGCTAGTGAAGCAGGGTTTTGCTGGCCCCTAATCACTAACCCCTCTCCACTGCCCTGCTGGCCACTATCCACTATTCCCTGTCCACTGCCCGGCTGACCACTATCCACTAGCCCCTGTTCACTATTCCCGCCCATCATGCCGCCACCGCCCGGCCGTCGATGTAGACCGCCGCCAGTTCACCGGAGGCCTGGAAGCGGCACTTGAAGCCGAACTCCTGCACCTTGCCGTCCTGCTGGCCGCGCTTGATCTGCACCGAACCATCGGCCCGCAGCACCACCTTGGGCGCGTACAGGTCGCGGTTCACGCCGCTGGTGTTGGCCGCGATCATCCGCAGCGCCCCGGTCAGCCGCGCCGCCAGGTCCGGCGTCGCCGTGTGCTGGGTACGGGTGCGCAGGGTCGTGGCGTAGTCCACCCGCAGGTTGGTCCCCGCCGTGATGGCCCCGCCCGGCACGATGTAGAGCCGGCCCAGTTCCAGATCGACGGTGTAGTCGTCGGTCACGTCGAAGGTCACGGGCATCGGCGACGCGTCGTCGGTCACCACCACGGTGGTGATATCGCGCACGCCGGTCGGGTTCGGCGCGCTCACGCCGAGCTGGTAATAGACGCCTTGCGCCACGTCATCGAAGGCCTCGTTGGTGACCGAGCCCGCCGTTTGCGACAGGGTCGCCGGATCGGCGCCGAAGAACCAATCGACGACCGCGTCGCTGGGGTTGATGCACTTGAACGACACTTCGCGCGCCATGCCGAACGGGATCTCGTCGATCAGTTCGGACACCGGCGCGTCCGAGCCGTAGACCTCGACCGACTTGATATCGACGCTCAGCTCCGCGCCGGGGGTTTCGCCGAAATACTGCTCGGCGACGCCGGGGGCCTGCGCGAAAAACAGCTTACCGGCGGGGATGATGAATACGTTGTTGGCCATGAGGGGCTCCTGGTTAGTGGTTAGTGGTTAGTGGTTAGTGGTTAGTAGGCGGTTGGGATCGGTTCAGGTTCCGGCGCAGGCTCCGGCGCGGCCTGAAGGCCGCTCCTACGGGCGGACTTGGGTCGCTCCACGAGCTTGGCCACGCCCAGTTCCTGGAGCCAAGCGACCTGGCGGTCGGTGACCGTGAGGCGCTGCCCAGGCTCGCAGGCCTGACCGGCGTGGGTGTGGGGTTGTAACAGTTCGATCTCGGGCATGAGAACCTCCGAAGTAGTGGATAGTGAATAGTGGCTAGTGATTAGCTGCTTTTGCCTGCCGATGCATTAAACATCCCTCCATCTCGCGCCGCGCAATCGCCCCGTGCAAAACCTCGAACCGATCCATCTCCTCCATCATCCGCGTCGCCGGCAGGCGCCCGAGGTACTCCGCCGCGCGCCGAAACCGCTCCCGAGCCGCCGCCCGCTCCACCGCCCAGCGCGCTTCCCGCGCCTGAAAATCCGCATCGTCCACGTGGCCCCAGAAGGAGCCGGGCCGTCCCGGCCCGATGGGGGCGGGACGCCCCCGCTCCATCCTCATGCCACCGCCCTCCCGTCGATATACAGCGCGGCCCGGTCGTCCAGCCGCTGGAAGCGGGCCTTGAAGCCTAGCTCCAGGAGCTGGCCATCCTGATACGCGCGCTTCAGCCGCACCGCGCCATCCGCCCGCAGCACCACGCGGGGCACGAAGATGTCCCGATTCGTCCCGCTGGTGTTGTGGGCGATAAAGCGCAGGGAACCACTCAGGCGCGGCAGCAGCCAGTTGGCGCCCTGGTGGCGGGTACGGGTGGCCGCCGCGCGGGTGTAATCGACCAACAGGGTCGTCCCGTCGGCGATGGTCCCGCCCGGCGCGACGTACAGCCGGCCCAGGGTCGGGTCCACCGTGTAATCCCGGCCCGCCACGAAGACCGTGGGCGTGGGCTCGGCGTCGTCGGTCACCGTCACGGCGGAGACCAGGCGCACCCCGGTAGGATTGCTGGCCGTCCGGCCCAGTTGATACCAGCGGCCGGGCTCCACGGCGGCGAGGCTCTCGCCCGTCACCGCGCCCGCCGTCTGCGTGATCAGACCCCGATCGGCGCCGAAGAACGCGCTCACCACCTCATCGGACGGGTTGACGCACTTGAACGCCAGCTCGCGCGAAACCCCGAACGGGACCTCGTCGATCAATTCCGACACCGGCGCGTCCGATCCGTACACCTCCACGGTGCGCAGATCGATACTCAACTCCGCCCCCGGCGTCTCGCCCAGGTAGCGCTCACCGGCGCCCTGATCGAAAAACAACCGGCCGGCGGGGATGACGCAGCGAAGGGGCGCCGGCACGACGCCTATGGCGGGGGCGCTCCACAGCGCGCAGGAACTGAGGACCGAGACCGTCAACCGCGCCGCCCGCGCCTCGGCCGGCGCCCAGCCGCGCCAGCGCAAATGGCCCGTGGTCGGCGCGGCGGTGCGCGGGGTCAGCGCGGGACTGAGGACCGAGACCGCCAACTTGACGGCCCGCGCCTCGGCCGGCGGGCCGGTATCCGGGAACGGTGCGGTGGGCGGGGTGAAGGCGGCGGTATAACGGGCGATGCCTTGGGTGATGCGCAGGTCGTCGATGTAGCCACTAACGGTCTGCCCGCCTGCGGCGCTACCCGCCATGATGGAAAACTGCCCGGTGATGCCGATAGCATTGGTTCCCACCGTCGCCGGTGTCCCCGCCACGCCATTCTTGTATAGGGTCAGCGTCGTCCCGGATCGCACCAGCGCCAGGTGTTGCCAAACATTCATCGACAGCGACAACCCGGTTACATGCCCCACAATAGCCCACCCATTGGCGGCCGCATTGGCGATGTAAAGTTGTAAATCCCCATTCGCGTTGGCGGATACCAGGAGTGGGCCGCCAAAGGCGCTCATGGAACTCCGATGCGCCCAGAGCGTGACATACCCCGCGGGCACGGACCCGGCCGGACAGTAGACCCATGCCTCAATCGTAAAATCGTTCGCGCCAAAGCCGCCGATGGGCGCGGTCAGCCAGTCAGCCCCGGAAAAATACCCGCTCGCCCCAAACTTCGCCTGCGCCGTCGAAATCTTGGCATTGCCATTGGCCGTCACCGCATGCGCGTACTGGCTGGTGTCGGTAAACGTGGTGCTGCCGTTGCTCCCGTCGCAGTGCAGGAGCAGACTGACATTACCGTAGTGCGGGTCGGACATATCAGAGTTTGACCCTGAAACCCGCCCGCAGGGCGTTGACCGCGCTCAACGTCCAGGCCGCGCTGGTGGCCGGATCGGTTTGCCGGATCTGCGTCAGCGCGGCATTCGTTTGCGCCAGCGTCAACGGGCTGGATTCCGCCTCGGCGTCACCCCGTTTCAGCACCGCCGCCACCGCCCGGGCGCCGGCGCTGTCCTTCACCAGGACCGAACGCGCGCAGACGCCGTGAATGGTGTCCGGTTCATGCGCCAGCGGGGCCGCGGTAAACAGCGCGGTCGCCTCGTCCACGCTGGAGGCGATATAGCCATCCCCCGCATTTAGCCTTTCCCAGGCATTGCCGCTGCTGGGCGTCCAGTCCTGCGGCGTGGCGTCGGCGGTCAGCGGCAGACGGTCCACCCGCGAATCCCCCAACCAGACCAATTCATCCCCATAATTCACATAGAGATCATCGACGTAGATTTGATGCTGCACGCCGCCGCCGCCGAGGCCGACGATGTGAATGGCATCCACGGCGGGCGTGGCGCCGGTCTGGGTGTCGCCGGTATTGGCGGGCACGTAGCCCTGGCTGGACCCGTTCACGCGCAACTCATAACTGCCGCCGGCATTCGCCACGAACAGGCCCAGCTCCAGGAAAATCCAGGCGTCGCGAGGCAGGGTCTGCGTGCTTTGCGCCACTTGAGCGCCGCCGGCATACAGCGTCATGACCTGGGATTCCTGCAAGGCCACCTGCGCATGAACTTGACCGCCCCCCAGCAACCGCACCACCATCGGGCCGGAGAAAAACCCCGTCTGATTCATGCGCAGGGCCACGCCCAGCACCACATGACTGGAGGCGGCAATGCTGAACTTGAGGCCCCCGTCATAGGCCGTGGCGATCTTGACGCACTTGCCGCCGCGCCGGCCGCCGGTCGCCAAGACCGAGACCAACTGATCGCCCCAGCTATCCGCCGTTGGGGAATACCCATACAGGTTCAGGTCCGCATAGCTGGCGCAATCTTCAAACCCGTCAAAAAACAGTTGGTGGGCCATGGGTCGCCTCAGGTCACGTCGAACCAGCCATCGGCCGGGCAGTGCGCGGACAGGGTATTGCCCGCGGTGGTGGCCGGCTTGTCGGCCGGCGTGGCATCGGCCAGGAAGCAGCCGAGTAGCGGACTGGCATAGCCCCACAGACTGCCGGCCACATAGAGCACCCCATAGCGCCAGGCCGGGATTGGCCCGCCCGTCGCGGTCCACACCACGCTGTCGCTGGCCAGCTTGAAGCCGCCCTCGATCGCCGTCTTGGCGACCGCCGCCAAGGTCGCGCCGCCCGCCGTGTAGCCATTGCCGGCGGCGATCTCATGCGTCGAGATATCCGCCCAGACCGCGTCGCCGTCCGTGGCGGTGTCCGGGACATAGGCGGACGACAGCAGGGCCAGCTTCAGGGTGGCGCCCAGCAGCGCGTTGATGTTCAAATCCTCCTTATGGGCGGAATACAGGATGACGGCGCCAGCGGGCATGGGATATCCTCAAAAGGTTAGGGGTAGTGGGTAGTGGTTAGTGGAGCGGGGGCGTCCCGCCCCCACGGGCCGGGACGGCCCGGCTCCTAGCCTAAACACAACACGCCCTTCAGCGCGAAGCGCAGCGAGGCCACGCACAGCGCCTGGTCGGGCGTCACGCCCTCGTTCAATTCGATCAACAGCGCCCGGCCCGACCACGGCGCCGGCAGCGTCAGGGGTTGCCGCAGCAAGTCCAGCAGCAAGGGCTCCACGGCCAGCGCGTGGGGCGTCTTCGCGTACAACTCCGCCACCGCCTCGCCGTCCAGCACCACCGGCGGCGGGGGCGACTCCCAGCTATCCGTTTGCGGCAGCGGGAACGGCAGCCGGGTCAGGAACACCGGCACCCGCTCGCCGTCCCAGATATCACCCACCAGGCTCGGCACCGTGGCCAGCGCCCGGGCCGTCAACTGCTCCGACAGCGACTGTTGCAACATGGTTATTCTCCTGGCTCGAAGCGCTTCAGTCGGGCTTCTATGTAGGTTTCAACCTTGAACAGCAGTCTGGAGCCCATATGCCCGGACACGGCGACGAGGGCGGCCGTGGTCACCTGGTGGATATGCGCCGACTCCGCCATCCAGAACGTAATCAGCCCGACCAAAATGGACGTGGCGATCTCCCCCACGAATTCGACGATATTGAAGCAGCGCGTGTGACCCTCTCGACATTTGCGCCAGAAGCTCACCACCCCCCCCCAGATCGATAAAATCAGGACCCATGCATAGGTCATGATCGGGTATTGTTCAGGACCGGCGTCATGCATTTCAGTTTTCAGTTTTCAGTTTTCAGTTTTGGGTTTTCACTAAAAACCAAAAACCCAAAACACATTCTTCACAGGCCCACCCAGGTAAACCGCCCGCCATGCGCCACGCTGGGGGCGTCCGTGGCGTCTGGCGTCAAGGCGTCCACCAGCCGCCGGTAGCGCTCATCCTGGCGCTCGGCCAGCGTCAGCGCCTCGGCCGCCGTCAGAAACTCAAAGTCCGCGTTACCCACCAGCCGCCCCACCCGCGCCGCCCCGTCCACCGTGAAGCTGTGCAGGAACGGCAGCGCCAGGGCATAGGCCCGCGCCAGCCGCGCCTCGGCCCACGCGGCGGTCTGCCCTTCTGGCGCGGCGGTCAGCCCGGTATCCCGTTGCAGATCCCGCAGCGCCGCCGCCAGATGCACGGCCAGGAAGTCCTCCGGCACCTCCGTCGTCCACCGCGCGTAGGCCCGCAGCGCGACGACGTCGGGATTCGGTACGGGCGCGATGGGGTTGACAGGCTCACTCATGGGCTAAAACAAAGTGGCTAGTGACGAGTGGCTAGTGGCTAGTAAAGAAGGGTTTCGCTATCCACTAATCACTAACCACTATTCACTGCTCTACGCCGGCCACGCCGTCAGTTCCAGGCTCAACGCCGTCTGCGCCGTGGCGCCATTGGTGAACAGCACCCGCACCCAGCGCGCCGTCGGCCGCGCCGACAGCACCATCGCCGTGCCGCTCGCCGGGCTCTCCGCCAGCGCGCCGCCGGCCGCCGCCGGGCAGGTCACCCAGGTCGGGGTCTCGGCCTCGCCATTGTGGGCCTGCTGAATCAGCAGCGTTTCGCCCACACTCGCCGCGCCGCGCTTCACCGCGGTCAGTTCGCGGAAGCTGTGCTCCCGCCCCAAATCCATCACCAACGCGCTGTTCGCGCCCGAGATGGCCAAGGCGCCCACCGCCAGGCGCCGGTGCGCCGTCATGTTAGAAAGGGCATTACGTTTCATAAATAGTGATTAGTGGTTAGTGATTAGTGGATAGAACAGTGATGAGTGGCTAGTAGGTAGTGGGGAGTAGTGGCTAGTGGATAGAAAAACAGGATTTACTGTTCACTATTCACTAGTCCCTATCCACTGCCCTGCTATCCACTATCCACGCGGGCTAAAGCCCGCTACGCCACGCGGCCCAGGACCACGGCGTTCTTCTGGGCGATCTCGAAATCCACCCACATTTGCCAGGTAAACTGGAAGCAGGACAGCCGCGGCTTATCCTCGACCGAGCGGCGGATATCCATGGCGATGCCATAGACCAGGTTACGGGGATCGGTCATCAACACCGTTTGCTCCGGGAACACCGACTGATCCAGGATCGGATAGGTCACCAGCGCGCTGGCCCGCTCGTTGGCGATGGCCGAGACGCCCGTCACATGCTGGCCGATCTCGATCGCGTACTTGTCGCGGTCCACCGTGTTGCAGATGAACTGCGCGTTGCGGCGATGGCGCGCGCTCATCGGCTCCAGCACCTTATCCAGGGTATCGATCCAGCCATCATTGGTCGGGTCGATGGTCACCTTCTGTACCAGGAGGGAATCGGCGGCCAGCGCCAGCCAGCCATCGTTCAGCACCAGGAAGTCATGATCGCCGCCGGCCGCCGCGCCCTCGTCGCCGTTGAAGGCCAGGTCGGTCAAATCCTCCTGGATCTCCGACACGAAGGCCGCCTCCAGCTCGGTGCGCAGGTTCGGGTTATCCTGGTTATCGACGAAGAAGCTATACCCGATATCCACCGGCAGCTTCACCGGCTTCGCCGTCAGCTTGTAGTTGGCGTTGGTCACCCCGGCCGTGCTCGCCGGCTCGGATCCCTCGGCCCACGTCTGCAACCGACGCTTGCCCCGCCCCAGCACCCCGCCCTCGGCGGTGGTCCGCGCCATGCGGCGGGTCGTCACCCGTTGCAGGAACGGGTCGGCGAAAATATCCGTGATGAAGGCGTTTGCCGTCTCCGGAATCAGCGTCCCGCCGAAGCGGATATCGCTCGGCCCCACCAGCCCCTTGGCGCACGCGACCAAGGTCGCCAGCCCTTCTGACTTGTGGATATTCACCAACCGCTGCATTTCATCGTGAGTATTCAAGTGTTTCATGCTTATGGACCCGTTTAGCGCCGTTTAGCGGCGACGATTTACATTAGAGTGACCCTACCCTACCGGGTAGGCTGTAAAAGTGGATAGTGGGCAGTGGCTAGTGAAGAAAGGATTTTGCTATCCACTATTCACTAACCCCTATCCACTACCCGGCTAATCGAACAACGACGCCTTGACCAGCGTCTCGCCGCCGCCCGCGCCGGACTCATCGCTCCCCTTGTGCAGCGCCTCGTTGACTTGCCGGGTCAAGTCCGCCACCGCCTTTTTCAGGTCGGCCAACTCCTGGGCCTTCGCCGCTTGCTCGGCGTCCGCCGCCTCGGCGCTCTTTTGCGCCGCCAGCGTGGCCGCCACCAGGGCGGGAATCTCGCTCTTCAACAAGGTTGTTATATCGTCTTCGTTCATCGGGGTCTCCTGAGAAGTGGATAGTGGATAGTGGTCAGGGGTCGGGGGCCGCGCGGCCTTGCCCAGCCAGCGCATGAACCAAGTGGGTAGTGGAGAGTGGCTAGTGTCTAGCGAAGAAAGGTTTTTCTGGCCACTAGCCACTATCTCCTGTCCACTATTCTCATAGCGGGCCATGCCCGCCAAACTCAGCCCGGTCAGCTCGCCCGCTTCCAGGCGCGCCCACAGTTCCGGGTCGTAAATCTGAATACCCACCGCCCAGGCGCCGTCCGGCTCCTCGGGAAACAGCGGGTCGCCCGAGCGCACCAGCCAGCTTTCCGCCACGCCGGCCAGCTCCGTGCTGAAGCTGTGCTCCACATCCACGTTGCTCTGGTTGTACTCACGCAGGAAGCGCGTCGCCGCCCGGCGGATCACCGCCGCGTCGGCCGTGTCGCCCTGGCTGTCCACCTCGCCCGGCGCGTAGACGATGCCGTACACCCGCTGCAAGGCCGCGTCCATCTTGCGCACCGCGAAGCACGTCGCCCGCTGGCCTTCAGCCCGCAGAATGGCCGACTTGCCGG